CCCCTTGACGGGCTACCCAAACGAAGACGACCCCGACACGGGAGTGCATCGGAGTCGTAACGGGCTGTGAATCGGAGTTGTAACGTGTACCCGTGGGGGGTATATATTTACCCCGGCAGGCTCAATGCCATTGTACACTCCGATTTTTATTTTGTCAAGAAAAAAAGTTGACATACAGCTAATAAATGACTATACTTGTGTTGTGAGCCGCACTTTTGCGTCGCACCACCCCTCAAACGATCTCTATATTTTACGATTTAGTGGCCGGACACGGGTGCGCCTCACCACTACTACCCGGAGACATGCTATGTTTACTGCAATGTTGCTGGCGTGTTCGATTTATTTACCAACAAATTGCGTACAATTCGACGATACACGCGGCCCTTACAAAACTGAAGACGAATGTATCGTCCGATTAGCGGAAATGATAGGTACAATACGTGAAATCAGCCCAGAGTTAGTCGTTAGAGCCACTCGTTGTGCTACTGATGTCGGAGAACAAACGTAAAAATGAACTTGTTACCCCAACAAAAGAAAAAAGAACGTCAGTTGACAGAGCAACAGCAGTTGTTTCTTGACATTTTGTTTGAAAATGGTGGTCAGGTCACCGCTGCAGCCGTAGATGCGGGTTATTCTCGTGGCTCCGCTGCGTGGTTGCGTCGAAATCTCGCTGATGAGATCGTCGAACGCACAAAAGACATCCTTTCTATGAACGCCCTACGTGCAGCAAACCGCTTAGTTGCTACAATCGACAACCCCGCCCCCGAACGCGGAGACGATTTGCGACTAAAAGCAGCGGAGTCGCTACTAAACCGTGTTGGAGCAAAGGCTCCGGAGCAAATAAACCACAACGTAACGGCAGTACACGGTGTAGTTCTGCTGCCACCGAAAAAAGAGGTCGTAATCGATGGCTGATAAAATAGACAACGCAAAAAAGGTTACTCCAGAACAATACGCAGCAGGGGTAGATCGCGGGATACAAGAATTACAAAACCGGATTAAAGAATTATCTAGGGCAACTCCCAGAGCCAAAACTTTTAAGGCTGGACGTTTATATCAAACTCAACTTGGGCGTGAACTGCTACTGGAAAATGCTGTAGAAGTTAAAAAATTAAAAGAAGATTTGAAAAACGCCCTTGAAACTGCGAGTAAAGCAAAATCAGGATACAAAATTCGCTATTCTCAAGATACCTATCAAAATTTATCAGCAAACCCCGACGAAGTCGTATACAGATATCCGTATTCAGACTATTATGTAAAGGCACATCGGGGCCGTAAAGCGTCATCGAGTTCTGAAAAAAACTAATGGCTGACTGGTTATATAGGGCTATGGACCCATCTACACCTACTCTTAACGGAAATGAAACCGTAAGAACCGTTGACTACGAAGTAGATGGTATTTTGTATGTAGCCCCTACCATTCGTATGGTGGAAGGTAAGCTTAAAAGATATAGTGCTAATGCTGCTGTCAACGAAGCTATAAAACGCGGCGATGGAATGCGTGTTCCTGACGGCATGACTGGCAAAGAATTTTCTGATATTTTAAGCAAACGAATAGGAAAAGCGCGTGGCAGACAAGCAGCAAGCACAGCCGAAAAAAACCGGTAGACCAAAAAAAGACCCAAACGCACCCAAATCCTCGTACAACCTATCCGTAAAGGAACGTGCCCGTCGTGCGGCCCAAAAGAAACTACGTGCTGCAAAGAAACGTGCGGAGAAATCTACAAAGGCAGCGGAGGATAAGCGTCGCTACGCCCGTAAGATGGCGGAGAGCATGGGTAAGGTCGAAAAAGCCCTTAACGGCTCCGAAACAACCGTCATTGATCAGGGCGATCTCTCCGATTTGCCACCTGCTGTCAGTGATCTTATTGAAGATTCCGAAATTGTCTTCAAGCCAAACAGCGGCCCTCAAGAAGAGTTTCTTTCAGCTAGTGAACGAGATGTTCTTTACGGCGGCGCTGCAGGTGGTGGAAAAAGCTTTGCGCTTCTTGCTGATCCGCTTCGTTTTTGCCACAATCCTAATCATCGTGGCCTTCTTCTTCGTCGCACACTCGACGAACTGACCGAATTGATCGACAAATCACGCCAGCTTTACACAAAGGCGTTCCCCGGAGCAAAGTTTCGCGAGTCAAAATCTACGTGGCACTTTCCCTCCGGTGCAACCATTTGGTTTACCTACCTCGACAAAGACAAAGACGTAACCCGATTTCAAGGTCAAGCGTTTAACTGGATTGGAATTGATGAAATTACCCAGTATCCCACGCCGTACGTTTGGGATTATTTGCGTTCTCGTCTTCGTTCTACCGATCCAGAGTTGCAAAACCACCTTTACATGCGATGCACCGCCAACCCCGGTGGCGTCGGAGGATGGTGGGTTAAAAAGATGTACATCGAAGGTACACCTGAAAATAAGCCTTTCCCTGCCTTTGATTTAGATACAAAATCTCCTTTTGTGTGGCCCGCTGGTCACGAAAAAGCAGGTCAGCCGCTGTTCTTCCGCAAGTTTGTTCCCGCACGGCTGACTGACAACCCCTATCTGATGGCAGACGGCCAGTATGAGGCCATGCTCAGATCGCTCCCGGAAGTTGAACGGAAGAGACTTCTCGAAGGGGATTGGGACGTGGCAGAGGGAGCAGCCTTTCCCGAATTCAGTAGATCAAAGCACGTTGTTGAGCCGTTCGAACTTCCAACGAATTGGCCGCGCATCAGAGCAGCCGATTATGGGTACGCTGCACCGTCATGTGTTCTTTGTGGCGCAATTGACTGGGACAACAACATTTGGATTTACAGAGAATTATACGAAAAACACTTGACAGCAGAACAACTAGCTGATAGAATACTAGAAGCAGAGGAATTAGATCCAGTTCCTCACTACACAGTTCTTGACTCCTCGTGCTGGAACAAAACAGGTTTCGGACCGTCCATTGCAGAAGTAATGATGAGACAAGGAGTCCGATGGACACCCGCAGATCGAAATAGAATACAAGGAAAAATGGAGGTTCACCGACGGCTGGCTGACGAGCCGTATTCTGGCGAACCCCGTTTGCGTTTCTTTTCTTCGTGTCAAAACATTGTAAAACAAATAGCAGGTATTCCGCTGTCTAAGTCTAACAGCGAAGACGTAGACACAAAGTCTGAAGATCACGCGTACGATGCACTTCGCTACATGCTGATGACACGCATGACAGGATACGCATCCATACACTCACAGCTAAGCGCAATTAAAAATCACGTCTACAAGGTACAAGACGAAGTATTCGGATATTAATAGATGGCCCAATTAACCCAACAAGAAAAAAAGGTAGTTGCTGCGTTTAAAAACATTCAGCAAACTCTTTTTCCTAGTGGTAAAATTCCATCGATGAACGAAGTACGTTCGCGCATTGAAGCGGGCACTCACACTGTTGCCGATTCGTTTATTGCCGACATGTACAACAAAGGCGTACCAAGTGAGCCGATTCTTTCTGAACTAGACGAAACAAAAGATTTTTATAATCAATTTGAAAAAGTTTTTTCTAAAGAAGTAACTGGTCCTGCACCAAACACGCAGGGTATTAGTTCTCGAATAAACACAATATCAAAAAAGGTAGATTTAAATTCTTCGTTTGACGAGTTTAAATCGTTTAGCCTTACAGATGAAAGCGGAATATCTGAAAGTTATCGTCGCACTAATGTTGATCCGCTTTATCAATCTACTCAAAACGTATTGAATAAAAAGCTTGCCCGTACAGGTGCAGCAAAAGGGACACGTAAGCTTGCAAAAGGTGCTATCCCTCCTGAAGTTCTCCAGTCTGTCCTAGAAGGCATCGGAGACATTCCTGATCCCGTAACGAGAGATGCTGTTATGGCGTCTCTTCTTGGCTATCGGGGCGAAGATCTTTCTGGTATGCGTACATCTCGTGAATTGGCAATCCGTTCAAAGCCAGTTCGACCATATTACGACAGAGAACTAGGAATTGCACGAGATCCAGAAGTAGCAGAAGGTGGTGGTCGTAAGGCAAAAGGACCGGATAAGCCTCCCGGACCAGTTCTTCGTGAAATTTTAAATCGTCGTTTTGACGCGGCAGGAGAAACGGGCGAACTTTTTCCCGGCATGACAACGGGGAAAATAACAGCGGCCCTTAAAAAACACGTTTTTCCAAAAATACCAAAAAAAGTTCTTGATCAGCTTTTGACTGCGCCGTCAGGGTACACTGATCTTCGCCGTATTACTGCATCTGCAATTGCTAACCAGCTTGGACGACCAGACTTAGCAAGCGAAATTATAAGCCACAAAGGTGGTGGTGAAGCCCTTATTGATAAAGTGATGACGGGCTACTATATTGACGTAGAAGATATCGGTGGCCTACAACAGCGCGGACAAATTCTAACAGCCTACGAAAAAATGATGGCAGATGCCGTCGGGGCTGCAGACGCAAAAGGATTGGGCGAAGCCCTTCGACTAGACCTTCCTGCAGAATTTAACGCAGAATATCCTGAAGTGGAAGCGTTGGCGCGTCCGTCTGGCGCACCTGTAGAAACTAGAGCAGCAACGCCGGAAGAGATTGCACAAGGCGAACAGCTTCGGGCAGCAAAGACTGCAGAAGCAACAGCTACAGCCGAACTATCTGCACAGGAAAAGGCACAAGCAGCGGAAGCCAAACTGCTAGAACGTGCCAAGCAAGCCCCTGAAATTGCGGCTGCACAGCAGGAACTGGCAAAAGCAAAATCACAAGCAGCACGTAAGTCGTCCATAGAAGTTGGAAAATCTTATCTTTCGGATGCGATAGAAACTTTTGGAAAGCCGATTACAAAGGGTGCCGGAAAAGTCTTAAAGGTAGTATTTCCTCCTGCAGCAGTTGGACTTTCTGCAGTAGCAGCAGAGCAGACGTACAGCGCAGTATCGCAGCAAGCACAAGCTATGGGTCTTCCTTCAGGTGCTGCAAAAACTTTAGGAACGGTAGCTGGGGCTACAGAATTTTTACCCGTTACTCCGTCTGACGTTGTTACTGCGGGACAGGCGTTGTCTGAAGTTTCCCCGTCTGTTACCTCTCCTCGTCCTGTAGAACGGGTAATGGCAGATCAACCTGAGTTGTTTTCCCAGCCTACACCACAGCCTACTGGCCCAGTAAATATTCCAGAACCTGTAGCTACTGATCAAGGTCAGCTTGCAGCAGAAGGATTTGTAGAAAAACGTAACCTAGCACGTAGAGCCGCGATGCAAGGAGAAGAAACACCAATGGCTCAATCATTTCTCTACGGCGGCATAGTCCGCTAAAAACTCTTAAACGGAGGGCAAAATGCCAAACAACAACTACAATTATGGTGCATCGTACATCATGGCATCTGATGAAACCAGCGTCGATGACGCAATGGGTTCAAACCAGCTTTACCGTGAGGGCTTGGAATTCGACACTCGTGCGAAAACTGACGTTCTTACAGAAGACATGCCAAAGAAGATGTCCAAAACTGCAGTTGATCCTTCAGTAATGAAGATGGCTGAAGAACGCGACTACTAAAAGGAAACGGTAATGTCCGATAACTTTTTGGAACCCGCCGATGATACTACGGTAGCAGTAGTTGACCCTGAAGAACAACTTCCGGGTCTTGCCGCCCATATCAAGGCGAAATTTGAAGATGCAGAAAACGGAAGGTACGCCTACGAGCAGCGATGGCTAAAGGCGTATAAAAACTTTCGTGGTATCTACGATTCAACAACTCAGTACCGTGAAAGCGAAAAGTCAAAAGTCTTTATTAAAATTACAAAGACAAAAGTTCTTGCTGCGTACGGTCAAATTGTAGATATTCTGTTTGCCAACAAAAAGTTTCCTCTTGTTATCGAACCAACTCCGGTTCCCGAAGGAATCGCAGAATTTGCACATCTTACTACTCCTGCAGATCAACTGACAGAAGTCGAAGACCTTTATGGTTTTCCGGGAGATGGACGTGAGTTTGGTCCCGGATCAATGCAAGCGGCTCCGGCTGCTGACTTTTTAGGCGGCCTAGAGTCTAAATACGCTAATATGCCAATATCTGAAGGCCCGTCCAAAATGGGAGAGCCGCAGATAAGCCCCGCACAAATTGCAGCTTTGAACATGGAAAAACAAATCCACGATCAACTGCTTGACACGCGGGCTGTAAATGTTTTGCGTAGTGCAATATTCGAATCTGCACTGTTAGGAACGGGTATTGTAAAAGGTCCGTTTAACCACTACAAGCGAGTACACAAGTGGGAACGCGGCCCCGATGGTCGTATGTACAATCCGTACGAAAAGATTGTTCCACGTATTGAACATGTTTCTGCGTGGGATTTTCATCCTGATCCATCTGCAACAAGCATTGACGATTGTGAATACGTGATTCAACGCCACCGTATGAATCGCCAACAACTACGTGCGCTGATTAACAGCCCGTATTTTTACAAAGATGCAATTGAAGAGTGTCTTACAAAAGGTCCAAACTACGAGGACAAATATTACGAAGACACTATTCGCGAAGATGAAACAGAGCCATACGTACAGGAAAATCGTTACGAAGTCCTAGAATACTGGGGAGTTCTTGACGCTAAGTTTGCCCGCGAAGCGGGAATGGACGTTCCTGATTCTATGAGTGAATTTGATCAGGTACAAGTTAATGTGTGGGTCTGCGGCACAATGGTATTACGTTGTGTTTTGAATCCATTTACACCTGCGCGTATTCCATACCAAGTATTTCCTTACGAAATTAATCCGTATCAAGTGTGGGGTGTTGGTGTTGCAGAAAACATGGAAGATGCACAGTTGCTGATGAACGGACACGTTCGGATGGCAATTGATAACCTTGCACTAGCGGGTAATCTTGTATTTGACGTGGATGAAGCCAGTTTGGTTCCCGGACAAAACATGGACATATTCCCCGGAAAAATTTTCCGCAGACAGTCCGGTGTTACGGGTACAGCAATTAATGGACTCAAGTTTCCCAACACTGCTGGTGAAAACATACAGATGTATCAGATTTCACGCCAGCTTGCAGACGAAGAGACGGGCCTTCCTTCAATTATGCACGGACAGACGGGCGTAACGGGAACAGGGCGCACTGCATCAGGTTTGTCTATGCTTCTTGGCGGTGCAAGCCTGTCGTTGAAGACTGTAATTAAAAACATTGACGACTGCCTTTTGAAGCCACTGGGTGAAGCTTATTTTCAATGGAACATGCAGTTTAACGAAGATGCCCCTGACATTGAAGGCGATCTTGAGATTAAGCCACGCGGTGTGGCGGCAGTTATGCAAAAAGAAGTTCGTAGCCAACGTCTTACTACTCTTTTGCAAACCGTATCAAACCCTATGTTGGCACCATTTATCAAAATTCCAAACTTAATTCGTGAACTGGCTATAGCACAAGATATCGATCCTGATAGTTTGGTAAACGATATAAATGAAGCGCAAATATTTGCAGAAATGCTGAAAGGATTAGCTAATGCTCAACAAGAAGCAAGCCAGCAAGGTCAGCCCGCTGGTGGCGAACAGCAAGGCGTGGGACAGTCTGGAGGAGTACCTGCAGGAGCAAATCCAGATGACGCTTCGGGCGTTGGTGGCGGCACAATCGGAGTTGGAAGTGTTCCGGCTTCAGGGGAAGATAACTTCACTGGAACAGATCAAGGGTCTTAAAGCTGATTACGAAGCAGCGGTAAACATGCGAGATGAGTGATTTTTTTACAAAAAATATAGTTGGAGACGGTATAGCTAGAGGCGTAGGTGAAAGCGTCGGAAGGGCTGCGGCACCATACTTAGAAGCCCCATCTGCAATTCTTTCTAGACCAGAGCCAAGTTCTGCAATGGCAGGTGCCCCTTCTTTTCCTCTTCCGGCTAAAAAAACACCCGCACAAGTTTCTGGTGCAATGCCCTCCGCAATGCCAGAAGAAGGGGATGGGGGAATGGCTCCATCTCAACTGTCTGCTGCAGGTCTTGAGTTTGGAACTTTGGAAATGGCTTCTCCGGAAAGTGTTTACAAGGCTACATCGTACGCACAAAGTAGAACCGGCCAGTTTACTGACAGACTATTTGGAATGACTCCGAAGTACAATCCTGCAACGGGAACAATGACCACAACTGCTCCGAATTTATCTATGATGGGCTTTGGACTAGCATCACCCTTTGTAGGTGCAGTTTCAGGATATATTCAATCTAGGCAAAAAGAAGCTGCACTTAACGCGGCGGCTGGAAAACAAAATAATGGTTTGATAACCCTAAACGGACAAACTATTGCGGTAGT